TCGTGTTGCTAGTCCATTAGCGATGAGAACACCTTCTGGTGCTTACAAGGTTGGTCAGCAAAACTCAACTAACTGGTTCGAAGGTAATATTTATAGTGGTTTTGTGCTAGTAAATATGGCTGTCCTACCATTTCAACTCACTGATATTTTTCTGTACGGACTAGATCATTTTACAGGCAATGGGCCATTTGGAGAGGCATATTGGGCACTTGATTCTGCTTATCTCAAGGGTCTATGGATGATTGATCCGGCAGATGATGTGCTTGACCAATCTGGCAATGGCAATACTTTAATAGTTAATGGCTCGCCCGCTAGAACTTGGACAGAACGTAAGCCTAAAGGTTGGACGTTAGGAGCTGCTTTTCAAGCATCAATTTCATCTGGTCTAGTGTCAGTAGGCAGCAAGCATGGAGCGTATAGTATTTACTTTTGGGAGGCTACCGGCACAGCTACTATGACAGTGGAACAAACTGTTAATGTGCCAGTAGGAACTACTGAGTTAACTTTAGTTGTATGGCTTAAAAGAGTCCTGTTTGCAGGATGGGCGTCAAAGATAGAGATAGAATGGGAAGGCTCCACTGATACTATTGAACTGACTGGAGCCGCAGCCTGGCATCAATATTATAAAACCAAGGAATCTGGGATTGGTACTTCAACGACTGTTAAGTTTAAATACACGATTGCGGCTTCTACTAGTATCCAAATAGATTCTATAATGATATTACCAGGCAAACCATTCGGGTCAGCTCTGACCTGGACAGAGAAAACTGCGCCTTATCTACCTTATATTGGCTCGTCAAGGATGCGTAATACTTTTGATCTCACAGGTACTGATATCAGAGTTCCAGTTCTTGAAGTAGCTGAGATACCTGGAGATATAGATGCCTCTTGCCGAGTTATTTTAGAAAACTCAGGTGCTGGGGTTAATTTAGGGCCAATACGAATAGGTTTCACAGGTGCAATATCTCAACCCTGGGCATCCAGATTTGAATGGCGCTTGAATTCGTTCGTGCCATTATGGGATAATGATACAGATATAGTAGCCATAGGTTCTGATCCTGTTGTACGTTCTAGGGCTGAGACAATTCTTAAGGACAGAATTGCTATTCCATTAGGCAGATTATTCCCAGTGCCACATATACAATCAGGTTCTTATAAAGCTTTTATTTGCGTCCAAAGTGAACTAGATATGATATCACTCCTAAGACTGCAATCTCAGATGGCTAAGATACCCCTAACGTTTGATCCTATTAAAGATATCAATGCTGCCTCCAGCACATTACATTTAGTAGATGGTGGTATTCTAACATGGCCTCCCGATATAGGCGTTAGTTTAGCTCGAACTGGCTTTTTTACATCTGTACCTAGAAATGCTAAGAGTGCTCAGTATACGCCAAAATTACTAGTTTCTAACATAGCAGATGTTGAGATTGCAGCTCCTAATATTAGTTATGAATGGCTTATACTTATTCCTGTAGATGGGGGATTTGCGATAGCCCAGCCTGCTAATGCTAATCCTGAAAGTGCCTTATTGCCTAACGAAAGATTAGTTATTGATACTATAGATGAAGAGTCAACTCATGTAGGCTATCTATCTAAGAGAACGACTTATAATATTACGAAATATAATGAATTACTGTCTACGGAAAGTTCTGACTTACCTATTTTTTCATCTGGCTTCTATCTACCTACTGGTGTAACAGGTGAAAGTATGTTCGTTGCTCATGTATCTACTCCAGGCAGTTCAGATGAGCCTTTCGGTTCCTTCATCCCTACTACGACATTTGATATGTGGCTAGAGTATATGCCTAGATATCTCTATGTCTAGTTTAATTATTGTTCTAACTAACAAAGCTAACAGGAGTAAACAGATTACTCCTGTAATAGAAGATATTACTCGCAAGGTATCTAATGTTAGATTTGGCTCGTCTCTTGGGACTGGTTTCTCAGCCTGTGAACTTGATATTGCTATGCCATTTACTAAAACTAGAGAGTGGTATGAGCGATATTTGTTTTACGGTATTAACATTTATGAGGCTGATGAACCAGTATGGGAAGGCCGTATTGAAGCTATAAGGATAACTGATGAGGGTATAAGTCTTACCTGTAATGGTTATTGGTCAAATCTAGCTGATCAAAGACTGTATTCTTTCTGGGCTGATAACCGGATGGATGCGTGGAAAACTCCCATAGAAGGTGCGGGTAACATTTCTGATGAAATTGGGCTTACTAATCTGATCAATCGTAGGGGCTGGATTTCAGTTGAGCGTGCCCTATGGGGATTTGGTCATAAAAGAGGTCTGGATTATGCTGAAGGCGAAAGGGTGGCAATCTACTATAGACTTCCACGTGTAGATAATCTATCAGATAAAAGGATTTTTCAGCCTAATACTATTCACTCTATACAATATCAATGGGATAGAAGTTCACCCATACCATCAGGGTTTACACATAGAATTTGGACAGCTCCATATGATAAAAGTACATCATGGACTGAGAAGGACGCGACTAGTCCTGTTCTTGATTCTCCTGGTGTAAAAACTGTCAATTTGGCTGCTAATGGTGATGTAGTACAGGCAGTCGCATTCGGGTATCAAATAGTCTCCCCTGGTATTACAGACTATCCAAATGATGATGGACATGAGCGTATGATATTCACTAATGTTACTATATGGGCAGAAAGAGATGCAGCTCGTGGTCAAGCCAATGAGAATACAGCCCGTAAGATTATTACAGACTTGCTATTAGGCAATAGTAATGTCAGTGTTGATTCAAAAGGAAATCAGATATCGGATGACGCGCTAGATATCCAAGATAACGATGTAGAAGTTATTCCTGCTGTTTTTGCAGATGAATCATTACATGATATCATAAATAAACTAGTGGGTTATGGTATTGGTGTAGAGACTAACCTGGTTAATAATCCAAGTCTAGAAATAGACACAGCAGGCTGGACAGACGAAGCTGGTGGTGCCATAACTCGTGATACTACTACGGCTATAAAAGGTTCAGCCTCAGCAAAAGTTGCTATAGCTAATGCTGCTGGTGAAGGCTTTATTATTAAGAGGCGAGACACTACACGCATTCCAGTTACAGGAGATAGACATTATACTTTTTCATGCTGGGCCAAGTTGGACGCTGGCATTGCTAAAGCTTTCTTGGTGACTATGCGTTGGTATACAAGTGGTGATGTAGAAATAAGTGCATCATCAACGATTGCAGCAATCCAGACTGGCACTGTCTTTGGTAGAGATGTAAAGCTTATTAATTCAAAGTCACCATCGAATGCAGCTAAAGTACAACTTGAATTAGTAACACAATCAGCAGGTGGAGCATATAATTTATGGGCAGATGGTGTTATGTTTCAAGAGTCTGAGAGACTAGAGCCCTACATAGATGGGAATGAAATAGAAGGAATCTGGTCTGGCGACGCACATAAGTCAACATCGTTAAAACTACTACCTGCTAATTATGGTGTATTTGGACGCAGGCGATTACATATAAAGCCACGAGATAGAGAGAACATAAGATGGGTTATTCCTCTATCAGCTATAACAGATAATGGTTTAAGCTTAGAGCGTACAGTAGAAGAATTCTGGGTTCGTGTCTGGAGTAGATTTAACGAGTCCTTTACAGGCTTACCGTCTTATACCGATGTAGCTCAGAACATACTTAATCAACAATTAATCTCTGATGAACGTGACAGAACTTATGATGTAGGCTCAGCTCTTACTGAGTTTGCTGAAGCAATTAGCCGTATAGCTTTAACTGATTTCAGTATAACAAGACAAAGGGCTGAAATAGAAGTAAAAACCTATATTTTGAATATATTTGGAGTGCGAGAGCCTTTATGGCGTATCAGAGCAGGAGACTTAATGATAGTACCAGATCTGATTCCATTAGTAGTATATGGTCATAAAGACATAAATAAGAATGACAAATACAACAGATTAGATAATGGGACTGTCTTTGTTGTCCGTGAAGTAGAATATGATAGTGAGAGTGACTCTGCTACTATATTACCTGACCTAGTATCACAAGGTCTAGAATCTATTCTGGCACAAGCGACGCTATTGCCATCTCTGTCACCTAGGACTTCAACACCATCACCGATACCCTCTGGATCAGGTGGACTCAGTGGAGCTGGAGCCACATTTTAACTCTGATGAGTATTGATGACAGCCTTCACCAAAAAACACATACTGAGATTGAGATTCGTCTTAAAGCTATTGAGGGTGATATTAAGCTTGCTAAAATCGCTCTCCAGGTTGCGCGTTGGGCAGTTGGCATTGGTATTGCTACTGCTATTATTATCATAGTGGAGCGGTTATTTCAATGAGTGGTAATATCATTCTTGATATTGGAAGTCTATCCTTATTGTTCCTAGTTGGACTGACGCTTCGTGTCGTAGCAGGTATAAATGGTTGCAAGTCTCACGGACAAGAAGCGTTAGTTGTCTCTGTTGGTGTTCTAATGACTATTCTACTTATACGTATATTTAGAGATAATCTTAATCTTATCTCTAGTGAACAGGCAACTAAGATAGCTAGTATCGTTTACTTAACAGGAGTGATTATTCTAAGCCAACTTATATATATTCTTCATAAGGTAAATCATGTATCTAATCATTCTGATTAATAGCCTTATCAAATTTATATGGTTCGCCTAGACCTTCTATTACTTTTTCGGCAGAAGATAAATCAAATTGAAATTTGATATTTTCTTGTTCACAATCTTCAAAGAATTCTTGTGTTAAAATGTATACAGCGCGTAGATATTCTCTGATACCTTGGGCTTTAGCTTTAACAGTCCAAGAGTGTCTATATTGTGGCATAGCTCGCACAAGCCATTCATGTATATCAGATAAAGAGTCAAGCATAGCTATTTCAGGACTACGAGCAGTCCGTACCGTGTTTAATAAAAATCTAGAGTATCCTCTGTGTTTAATGCTTAACCTTCGGTCTGATTTTGGTTTCATTTCAATCTCTGTATTACTTGACACAACTGCTCATTACGTGTATTATACCACATGTACACATCTTTATAAAGGCTCACCGTCTACTCGACATAATCCTCCTGCACTTTTTCTTGCTGGCCTCATGCCTAAAACCTACTATCGCAAACTGCTTCGTATTGGCTCTAAGTATAAGAGTCTTGCTGTCTCTATTCCTAAAGAGATTCTAAATGAGGCTTTGTCTGAAGAAGTCTTACATACTATAGTTTCTATTAAGCTAAATAATAGTTCTCCTGATACCGTGGACGTTACAGCACATCACACTTATAAGGAGAATTAAATTGGCATTCAGACCTTTCTCTGTTGTTGACTACCTGGCTCTTAAATTTCCTCATAATGATATTATAGAAAAGGGAATTCTAACAACACAGAGCCGCATGATTATAGGTGGTCATCCAGGGATAGGAAAATCTATATTAGCGACACAGCTAGGTATAGAAGTATCTCGTGGTGACTTAGTTACAGATAAATTTAAGAGTGTTAAAAAGCGTGTGTTATATGTTCAAGAGGAAATTGGCCCACGAAGTTATCAACAACGTTTAGAGCAAGTTAGTAACTATTATAAGACTATAGATTCATTCTTTATTGTTAGCTCTGCAGGATTTTCATTTGATGATCCTGCATTGGTACTTCAACTTAAGCAATATATACAAGCTTTGAAAATTGAGATATTGATTCTAGACCCGCTATATAAGATTCATGGTAGAAGAGAGAATGATGCTACTGAGTTAGCACAGTTAGCACAGTTAGTTGATAGGCTAATAGTTGAGCTAGATATTGCAGTTATTCTAGTACACCATCTACGTAAACCTTTTACTACTAATAAAGGTGAGACGTTAGCAATGAGTATGATGGATTTCAGAGGTTCAACAGTAATACCAGCATGGGCTGACACAATGCTTATGCTTGAAGCAACTGACGAAGAAGATAAAGTTCGCTTAGATTTTGTAAAGACTAGAAATGCTCCTGAGTATATCCAGTCTATATATCTAAGACTTGATAGACAAAATATGCGGTTTGCGTTAATAAGAGGAGATGGCTCTAGTCTCTTATCTATAGATGATGATATTATAGAAATGCTTAAAACTGGAGGCTCTATATCAGAAGGTCATATTCTCAGTGGTATTAAGAATCTTCATATGAATGTAAAGCTGAACATAGCACATATTAGAGATTCACTGAATAATTTAGTTATGTCGGGTAAACTGGAGCGTCAGCAAGGCATGGTTTGGATTAAACCTGATATAGTTTCTAGTGGTTCTGATTGGGAGCTGGACAACTCAAGTGAGGATTAGGAAGTGCCACCATTAAATATACCAATTTACTGTCATAAATGCTCACTAAGGTTTAATTCTGTAGTAAGAGCATGAAAAGTCTATTTGAGCCAAGCAAACACTATGCTAACACTTTGCTAGATATGAAAATGGCGAGCGTCAAAGCGAGGATACCTATCCTATGGGTTGGCTTTGAAACCCCCGTGAATTTGGATGCTAACACGCGGTCGGCGCTTGAGTGGCACCCTTGAAACCGCACCGGATGGTCAAACGACCAAGAGCCCATGTAAACATGACGAATCGGATTAGATCTGTACGACAGGCGCAAACTAAAAAACTGAAACAAGCTGATGTTGCAAATAAGCTCTCAAACATAGTAGGCTTTCCTGTGTCACGGTCTACATATGCTTCTGTAGAATCAGGAACAGTTATGCCACATAAGATAATCTTAGATGGATTGACTAAGATATTTAACTGTAGAGATACAGACTTATTTGCTGGTGTTTATTTAGATATGATTCAGCTTGAAAGTTCTTGGAGCTACGATGACTCAAACGAAGACTTGTAGACATTGCTTAAAACCTATGCCTATATTAAGTATACTAACAACAAGTAATCAAATTATTACAGTTAGAGGATATTGTCCTTCTTGTAAAAGAGCTGGAGGCTAACAGTGGCAACACTACCACATCCTATACCAGAATTAACTCAAGTAGGACGAGAGATATTTGACAGACGTTATCAATGGCAAGATGAAACACCATCTGGAATGCTGGAGCGTGTAGCAAAGCATATAGCATTAGCTGAGGAACCTGATAAGCGCCCAGAGTATAAAGAACGTTTCTATGAGCTGATGTCATCACTTAGATTCTTACCGAATAGTCCCACGTTGTTTAATGCTGGTACGGGACAGGGATTATTGAGTGCCTGTTTTACGTTTTATGTGGATGACAGTTTAGTGTCTATAATGGAGTGTCATAGGCTTGCTGGCTTGGTTATGAAATATGGTGGTGGTGTAGGTTATGGTCTTAGTCGTGTTAGGCCAGCAGGTGAACAGATTAAGACTGTTCAAGGTAAAGCTTGCGGGCCTGTTAATCTATTACCTTATTATAATAGCATAGCTAATCTTATAACTCAGGGTGGGAAGCGTTCAGGTGCCCAGATGGGCATACTATCTATAGATCATCCTGATATTAGAGATTTTATACACTTCAAAGATAAGAATCCAGATAGCCTACACACATTCAATATCTCAGTCTCAGTGACTAATGAGTTTATGCGCCGATATAAGACTGGTAATAAAGAGGCTACAGAGTTATTTAGAGAGATTGCTGAGTCAGCATGGACAACGGGCGATCCAGGTGTTTGGTTTGTAGATACTATAAATGCGACTAATCCGACACCGTGGTTAGGAAAATTGGAGAGTTGCAATCCTTGCGGAGAGGTACAGCTTTATCATGCTGAGGCATGTAACCTAGGTAGTCTTAATTTAGGAAAATACATTATTGATTATGGATCAGAGCCTATCATATTGTGGGATAAGCTAAAGTCTGATATTAGACTAGCTGTTAGATTACTAGACAATGTAATAGATGTAAATGATTTTCCTGATCCTATAATTACTGAAGCTGTTAATAAGACACGTAAGATAGGATTAGGTGTTATGGGATGGGCTGACTTACTTGCTTTGTCCGACATTCCATATGACTCAGATGCAGCTGTTATGCTTGCTGATGAGATTATGGAATTTATCTCTAAAGAGGCTGACAGAGCAAGTTACGAGCTAGGTCAAGAGCGAGGTATCGCACCAGCATATGAGCATCCAAATGCTCCAGCTCAGTTAGGATTTGCAGCTAGAAATACTACTAGGACTTGCATTGCACCAACAGGCTCTATATCGCAACTTGCTGGTTGTTCTTCAGGAATAGAGCCACATTATGAGTTAGAATATACCAGAATCATGATGGATAGAGGCCAACCAGTTGAGCTTCATGTTAAAGAGCCTGTTCTAGATATTCTGCAAGAGTACGGTATAAATCTACCTAAAACGGCACACGAAATTGCACCCGAATGGCATATAAATCATCAAGCAGCATTCCAACAGCATACTAATTTATCCGTTTCCAAGACGATAAATCTACCTGAAACTGCCACAGTTAATGATGTTGAGACTAGCCTTGTTCGCCTTTGGGAGACTGGGTGTAATGGCGGGACGATTTATCGTGATAAGAGCCGTGATACCCAAGTCTTAGGTGAGAATCGTGGCAAAGTAGAAGATAGACAGAATGAGCGTCGTAGATTGCCTGATGAAAGACAGTCTATAACACATAAATTTAAAGTGGCTGACCAAGAAGGCTATCTTACTATTGGATTATACGAAGATGGTAGTCCTGGCGAGGTCTTTATTAAGATAGCTAAAGAAGGTTCGACTGTTGCAGGCACTTATGATGTAACAGGTATCTTAATGTCTTTGGCTCTTCAATATGGTGTTCCTTTAGAAAGTATTGTTAGTAAACTTACTAATATGCGATTTGAGCCAGCCGGTCTAACAGGTAATCCTGCTATTCCTTACGCGATGTCTATACCGGATTATATATCTAGATATCTACATAATAAATTTAGTAATGGGAATGAATTGTCTAATGTAACAGGTTTGTTTTGTTCTGATTGTCAGAGTGAGTTAATTGCTCAAGAAGGTTGTTTAAAATGTTCAAGTCCTGTATGTGGATACGTGAGATGCGGTTAGCTATTTGCTCAGTCGAAATCTGTACTAGGCCAGTCGTTTTAACTGGACAGAATATAAGATTCACGAAGACTGGTATGTGAGATGTGGCTAAACCTAAATCAGACACCGTACAAGAATTAAAGACTTTGACGAAACAGGTAATAGATTTACAAGATAGAACAGCTAAGTGGTATGGTGTGTTTTGTGCAGAGACTAATGGATTTCTTATTGAGATAAACAGATTAATTAGACAAGTTAATAAGAAGGTTTAATTCTTCTATGCAGGACAGAAGAAAGGAATAGGCTAGATACTTCGTGGTGGATACTAAGATGAGTAAGGTCTGTTTGGATATGTTGCCGCACCCCCGATAACATATATATATCTGTCCTGCATAGAGTGATTAAGCTATGAAAATAGACTGGCATGATGATAGTCTTTTTCTACCTATAGATATTTGGCAATTGTTATTAGATTGGCTTAGGAAAGGAACAGTAGAATTTCCTATTCGCTGTGCTGAGTGTGGAAGTAAGACAAAAGGTAACAGAATTATAGGCTACAGGATGGGATGCAATCACTAATGGCTGATTGGATTAATCCAGATGGTAAAGTTAAACTCTTGCATGGTGACTGTATGATTAGAATGCAAGAGATACCATCTAATTCTGTAGATGCTATAGTTACCGATCCTCCTTATGGCCTTTGTTTTATGAACAGAGAATGGGATGATATCAGTAAGATTAAACTGTTTCATCACAAATGGGCAATTGAAGCTCTTAGAGTCTTAAAACCTGGAGGACATTTATTATCTTGCAGTGGTACTAGGACATATCATCGAATGGTCTGTGCCATAGAGGATGTAGGGTTTGAAATACGTGATGCTATTCTCTGGGTTTATGGTAGCGGCTTCCCAAAATCACAAAATATAGCAAAGGCTATAGACAAGAAACTCGGAGTTAAGTCAGAAGTTATAGGTACACAAACTCTACCTGACCATCGTGGCGACAACTATAAACAGGGCCATAGAGATTATGAATATATAGAGCATGAAGTTACTAGAGCTACAAGTAAGCAGGCTAAAGAGTGGGAGGGTTGGGGAACAGCTTTAAAGCCAGCAGTAGAACCAGTGTGTCTTGCACGTAAACCGATAGCTGAAAAGACTATAGCTGCTAATGTTATGGTTTATGGAACAGGTGGTTTGAATATAGATGCTAGTCGTATCTATAGCTCAGAGGAAGATGCTTATGGACGTTATCCCAGTAATCTATTATTAGATGAAGAGGCTGCGCAAATATTAGACGAAGGTTCTGAGGTTACTAAATCCTCAAGAGCTAGTCTGACCAGCAAGCCTGGAAAGATATATGGTGGTGGAGATGGCCTGCCTAGTTATACTGGTTTATATGGCTTTAATGATTCAGGTGGGCCTAGTAGGTTTTTCTTTGTAGCTAAGGCTAGCTCTAGTGAGCGTAAGGGCTCAGAACATCCTACTATAAAACCAGTTACTCTTATGAAATATCTTGTAAGGCTTATAACTCCTCCTGATGGAACTGTTCTTGATCCTTTTGCTGGCTCTGGTACTACACTAGAGGCTGCTTATCAATTAGGATTCAATGCTATTGGAATAGAATTAGATATTGAGAATCTAGAGACGATGATTAAGCGTATGCAGCAGGGAGTACTATTATGACAATTAGCAGAAATCACCCTCATAAACGTTGCTTCAGATGTCATATTAGAAAGCGTATTTGTAAAGGCTACAACACTTGTTACATGTGTAGGAAAAAGAATGCCTAAATTACCTAGAAATCTAAAAAAGACTAATAGTACTGAAGTAGTAAAGGCTGCAGACTATCCTCACACATGCCATTTTTCAGGATATCCTAAAGAAAAAACTAGATGTAAATATTGCGGCAAAAGGAAGGATGAATGAGTTGTACTTTATGTAAGGCAGGGTTTAAATTACCACATGGTCATATATATAGCCTAGAAGAATTTCAAGATATCCTGAAGCGTATTGTACAAGAAAATAAGAAGTAAAACTTGAGTGTCTTAGAGTGCAGAGAGGCTGCACTTGGGAGTGACAGGAAGTAACCTGTTGCTGCAAGAGCACAGAGAGAACAACAAAATAGTCTTCATGGGCGCGAAGTATATAACAGTAACAGCTCCAACTCCAATTAAGGGTGATCCTCTCTGTGCTCTAAGATATTCGAGTAACTGACATAGTTGACAAATATAGGATATTAGTTTAAAATAATGTTCAATGTATGTTACACATCCAGAATAGCTTAAGTGATAGGTAGACTTATGAAGGGTCTTGATCTCAGCTTCGCTTGTCCTCCTCTTGACTGGTGGCAACGTCGTCGGTCTGATGGATTTGAGGTCGTGTTCCAGTGCCTGTGGACGGGTGGCTTCGCGGGCAACGACGGCATCAAGGCTGCGGCTGAGACGAACCTACGCAATGCCAGGATGACGGGGTTCAGAACGGTGGGCGGGTACGCCAACGCCAGTCCACCGTCTTGGTGGCCGCTGGATGTCCAAATGCGAGAGATCAGGGCTAACGCCGGTGGCGAGTGGACGATCCTCAAACGAGTCGCCGTCGATCTAGAAATCCCAGGCCTCACGCTCGCACGGGCCGAGGAACTGGCAGATGCTCTGAAGCGTGAAGGCAAGAACGTTGAGATAGTAGACATTGGCTACACTGCCCGCTGGTTCTGGGTAGGTCACATGGGAAACAGCCTTAACCCACGTTGGCTAAGGTTCAAGTTGTGGAACGCTAACTATGACTGGAACCCCGACATCGATTTCGGCGCGGCTCCCTACGGGCCGTGGAAAATGACTGACCTTGTGGGCGAGCAGTATCAGGGCACCACGCAACTGGATGGCTATGCCGTTGACCTCAACACCTTCATAGACAGCGCCTTTGCG